TTCAGCAACCGCAGCTACGGGAACAATTAACTACGATGTTCTTACACAAGCAGTTTTAAATTTCACATCAAACGCTGCAGGAAACTACACTCTAAATATTAGAGGTGATGGATCAAATTCTTTAAACTCAATTATGGACACAGGTGAGTCAATCACTATTGCACATTTAGTGCCACAAGGTGGATCGGCTTATTACAATAACGCAGTTACTATTGATAGTTCATCAGTAACTCCAGAGTGGCAAGGTGGAGCTGCGCCAACTGCTGGTAATGCAAGTTCAATAGATGTTTATACGTATACAATTATTAAAACTGGAGACGCTACATTTACAACATTAGCATCACAAACACAATTTGCGTAATAAATTAGGAGGAGAAAGATTATGCCACTATTAGGAACTATTGGAGCAGGATCTGCAAAAGGTTTTGGCCAAGGTGGAGGACCAGGTAATCTAATTGACGCTAGTGGAGGAACTATTTCCGAAAGTGGTGATTTTAGAACACATATTTTTACAGAAACAGGAACCTTTGTGGTCGACTCAGCTCAACCCGATTCAACAGTTGAATATTTGATTGTTGGCGGAGGAGCCGGCGGCGGATGGAATAGAGGTGGCGGTGGCGGAGCCGGCGGATTTAGAACAAATTTTCCAGCTCCTAGTGGAACACCTATATCAGCACAAACTTATCCAGTTACAATAGGAGCCGGTGGAGGTGGTAGTGGAAATGGTGTTGCTTCATCTTGGAATTCAATAACATCAGCAGGTGGCGGAGCAGGTGGTGGAGACAACGCTAGCGGTAGTTCTGGAGGATCCGGTGGAGGTGGAGGATATGCTAGTTCTCCTGGTGGATCAGGTAATACACCTCCTGTTAGTCCGCCTCAAGGAAATGCTGGAGGTCAAGGAAGTGGTCCAAGTCCAGGAAATGCTGGAGGTGGTGGAGGTGCCGGAGCAACAGGTACTCCAGGTCCATCTGGTTCACAGGGAGGAATAGGAACTTATATTCCTGATGCTGCGATAGGTCCCGAAGCACCAAATTATGGTGAAGCTGGTCCTGTAAGTGATACAAGATATTTTGCTGGTGGTGGTGGCGGTGGAAGAAACCCAGCCACTCTAGTTCCAGGTGGAATAGGTGGGGGTGCAGATACAGCTCCTGGTCCAAATGGTTATACGCCAAGTCCTAACGGTGCAACCAATATGGGTGGTGGTGGATCTGGAGCCGGTAACGGAACAGCACAAGGTGCAGGTGGTTCAGGAATAATAATGATAAGGTATAAATATAAATAACATGGCACATTTTGCAAAATTAGATAACAATAAAATAGTTACAGAAATTTTAGTTGTAAAAGATTCAGACACATTTGATTCAAATGGTGTTGAAAGTGAAACTGTGGGAATTGAATTTTTAAGAACAGTTACTGGTCATTCAGATTGGAAAAAAACATCTTATAACACTAGAAAAAATGTGCATTATACTATTCAAGAAAATAATTCTTCTGTGCAATCAGAAGATCAATCTAAAGCATTTAGAAAAAATTTTGCATCTATTGGTTATACTTATGATGAAACCAGAGATGCATTTATAGAACCAAAACCATACGATAGTTGGACATTAAACGAAACAACATGTGTATATGATCCTCCTGTTGCTTTTCCAAATGATGGTAATGCGTATGAATGGAATGAAGAAACTACCTCTTGGGATCTAATAAATCCTGATTCACAGTAGACTAAGAAAGTAAAATAGTATATAAATATATACTATAAAAAGTAATGAATTTAAAAAACTATTATTGGTATTTTCAAAATGCACTCACACCTAGATTTTGTGACGAAATAATTAAATTTGGATTATTACAACAAGATACTAAAGCACAAGTTGGTGGTCAAATAGGGCAACGTAAAAAAAATAAAGAATTAGAAAAAGTAAGAAATTCTAATGTTGCATGGTTAAGTGATAATTGGATTTATAGAGAAATACAACCTTATATTAGAATAGCTAATTCACAAGCTGGATGGAACTATGAATGGGAAATCTCAGAAGCTTGTCAGTTTACAATATATAATAAAAACCAATACTATGATTGGCATTGTGATGATTGGAATGCTCCCTATCAAAGAAGACTTGACGATCCAACAAACGGCAAAGCAAGAAAATTATCTGTTACCTGTTCATTGTCTGATCCTAAAGATTATAAAGGAGGAGAACTAGAATTTGATTTTAAAAACAAATCTAAGTCATCAATTGTAAAATGCACTGAAATAAAACCTAGAGGGTCTTTAGTTGTATTTCCTTCTTTTGTATGGCATCGAGTTAAACCTGTTCTTAAAGGAACCAGATATTCTTTAGTACTTTGGAATTTAGGACAACCATTTAAATAAAGGAAAGATATGAGTTTTAAAAAAAATAAATATATAATTGTTAAAAAAGCAGTTTCTAAAGAGATGGCTTTATTTTGTTATAATTACTTTCTCATGAAAAGACAGGTAGCACGTACGTTATTTGATACTCGTTACATAAGTCCGTTTACTGACTATTTTGGAATATGGAATGATAAACAAATTATGGGGACCTACAGTCATTACAGTGACATTGTAATGGAAACTTTAATGTTAAAACTTTTACCTGATATGTGTAAATATACAAAATTAAAAAATCTAACTCCTAACTATTCATATGCACGAATTTATAAAAAAGGTGATGTTCTTAAAAGACATAAAGATAGATTTAGTTGTGAAATATCTACTACTATGAATCTTGGTGGTGATGATTGGCCAATATATTTAGAACCTAAAAAAAATGTAGGTATACCCGATGGTAAAAAAATTACAAAGTATAGTAATAACAAAGGTATTAAAATACATTTAAAACCTGGAGACATGTTAATTTATAGAGGTATGGAATTAGAGCATTGGAGAGAAGAATTTAAGGGAAGAGACTGTGGACAAGTATTTCTACATTACAATAATGCTATTACTAAAAAATCTAAAGAAAATTTATATGATACAAGACCACATCTAGGACTACCTAACTTTTTTAGAAAAAAATGAAAATAACTAATAATATTTTACCTAAATTAGATTTAAAAAAAATTATAGACATTGTAACCTGTGATGATTTTAATTGGTTTTATAATGATAAAACTACATCACTAAAAAATAAAACAAAATATAGTTATGAAGCTCCACAATTAACACATACTTTAATTTTAAATGAACAAGTTAATTCTGATTGGTTATCTAAATTACATCCTGTACTACAAATAATTTTAAATAAAAAAGTTAAAAGTATCATTAGAATGAAATTTAATTTATTGTTTCCACATAAATATAAAAAAAATCAAAAACATTGTACTCCTCATATAGATAACGTTGGAGTTAAAAATTATAAAGTTTTATTATTTTACTTAGAAGACTGTGATTCATATACTTATTTTTTTAAAAATAAAAAGATTTGGAAAAAAGTAAAAGTAAAAGCAAATACATTAATTGAATTTGATGGAGATATATATCATGCAGGTTCTCATCCAAATAAAGCTAAAAGAAAAATTGTATTAAACGTAAATTATATAGAAGCTCAATAAAAAATGAAAAACTATATTACAATAAATAATTTTTTTAATAACCCAAAACAGTTAAAAAAATTTGCTTTAAAACAAAAATTTTATACTCTTAAAAATCATCCTTGGAAAGAGAGTCTAGGAAAATTTCCAGGTCTAAGAACTGACTTTATAAATAATATAGACATGAATAAATATAATTACATAATAAATCTTATTTTAAAAGCATGTGAAATATTTTATGAAGAACCGTTTCAACAATATAAATCATGGATAAGTTTTTCTTATACTTTAGATAACATAAAAACACCTGATTGGCATACAGATGAAACTTCTTTAGATGCACAATTTGATGACTTTAAAAGAAAAATAAGTGGAGTTGTATATTTAAATGAAAATGTTGATAAAAAATATGGCACTTTAATTATGAATAATAAAGAAAAAATTTTAGTTGAAAATTATTTTAATAGATTAGTTTTATATCCTTCAACTAAAAAACATAGTTTAGCTAAATCCTTTGGTAAAAATAAAAACAATGCAAGACTTGTGCTTACAATATTAATTTATTTAAAATAATTTAAGTTTAAAAAATATCTAGTTTGAGTATCGGTTTGAACTATTCCACGATGTTTAATATTAGAATCAAAAATAACTATTTTATTTTCTTCAGATTTTATAAATTTATTTTTATTTTTTATTTGTAATTCTGTTCCACCATTACAGTTATTTAAATATAAAATTGCAGTTTTAGATTTAGTTGGATAATCTATGTGCCAACCCGATTTAGCGCCTTCTTTTTTTATATTTAAGTTAGCTCTTATTTGAATAGGAGCCATACAATCTAATTGATTTAAAATAGGTATTATAAAGTTATTATAATAATCAGAGTTTATTTTAAGCTCGTTAAAAAATGAAAATGTAAAATAAAAAGCTTTATTAGAATCACTGTCTGTCATTTGTGATCTAAATCTCCACGGAAAATCTTGATTAGTAATTAAGCTTTTTAGACTTAAAAAAAATTGTTTTTCTAAAAAATTTTTATGTATTTCGACTTTCATATGCTTATTTTATATACTTTCTTAACATTATAAATGCTATTAAAATAGCACTATATTTTTAACAATTTTTGTTATATAATTTAAAAATTATGCCATTAACTCAATTAAATTTTCAACCTGGATTAGACGGAAAATATTAATACTACCAAAATAATAAAAACCCTATATATTAAGGATTATGGCCTTAAAAAAAATAGATTTTGCAGCAGGTTTTAATAAACAAAGCGTACCTTCAGCTCTTCCTGGACAATGGGTAGATGGAGATTTTGTACGTTTTAGATATACAGCACCTGAAAAAATAGGTGGATGGGAACAATTAACTGTTTCTAATGAGACACTACCTGGAGCAGCAAGAGCTCAGTTAGCTTTTACTAGTTTAAAAGGAGAAAAATATACCGCTATTGGAACTTCACAAGGTTTATTTTTATACTATGGAGAAAGTTTTTATGACATTACTCCATTGGATACAGCGATTACTGGAGCAACTTTTAATACAAATAATGCCTCTACATCTGTTACAGTAAATAAAACATCTCACAATTTAGCTGTTGGAAGATATATTACTTTTACTAGTGTAACTGCTCCTCCAGGATCAGGTTATGTAGATGCAGATTTTGAAACAGGGGCGTTTGAAATAGTACAAGTTAATGATGCAAATAGCTTTAATATTGTAATGAGAACTAATGCTTCTGCAGATACGACTGCAACCGGCGCTGCAACTATTAATCCTTATATTGAAATAGGACCTACTACTCAAACAGTTGGTTATGGTTGGGGAACTTATTTATGGGGTGACTCTACTTGGGGTACTGAACGATCAACAAGTAATGTAATTTTAGATCCAGGTAACTGGTCTTTAGATAATTTTGGTGAAGTATTGGTTGCAACTATATTTAACGGTAAAACATTTACTTGGGATGCTGGAGCGACTAATCCAAGAGGTGTAAGAGCTTCAACATCAACATCGGGATTTTCTACTTCTGCTAATCCAACAGCTAGTAGATTTACATCAGTTTCAGATCGAGACAGACACTTATTTCATTTTGGAACTGAAACAACTATAGGAGATACTACTACTCAAGACCCTATGTTTGTAAGATTTTCTAATCAAGAAGATTTAAATACATATGCACCTACAGCAACTAATACTGCGGGTACCTTTAGATTAGATACAGGTAATAAAATTA